CTATCTTCAAGAGAGAATTTGTCAACACTTATAGTGTCAATGCCTTCTGCAGTCAACATAGCGCGGTAGTCTTCTTCAACCCAGTCAGGTATTTCACTTACATCGTATTTTTGATTATAAGAGTTAGCAGTGTGGATGGCCAAGGCTCTTTTACCATTGTCATCTATAGGTTTGCTTTCACTGAAGGACATTAGGCCTCTAGCAATATCATTACCTTGGTAGTTCATATACGGTTCTTTGTAGTATACTCTACCGCGATAATCTAAATCAACAAGTGAGTAGAATCTTTCCCACTCAACTAGCTGTTTAGCTTTACCTAGCGTAGTTTTTATTTCTGCACGTTTAGCTCTGACTTGTAGAGGTCTTAGAGTTTTTTCCCATTCTTTAGCTATATTATTGTAAGATATTTTATTGCTTACAGAAGGGTCTTTCTGATACTTTTCATAAGCAGTCTTAAGCAAGCTCTTAGGTATGGCGTTTACATACATAGGGATATCTTGCGGCATTATGTCGTTTATTTTATTGATTAGTACATCTAAGACTTTAGGGTTTATTTTCCAAGAAGTTTGTTGTAGATTGTTTGCAGCTCTTACAAAAGGAGAGTCAATAAATATATTATTAAATGCATCTTTTTGAGATTGAGGTGCAGAGATACCCCATCGTTTAATTAGAGGATAGTTCTTAGGCTGCATGATGTTAGAGATGTCATCTGGTTCTTCTTCTACCGTATATACGAGCAATCCTTTACTTTCGATTAACTTGAATTCACCAATTTCTTCCCAACGACTTGTTGGTTCAATCATGTAAGGGGCTTGTGCATTGTAAGCACCGAATCCCTCTGCTCGTTTTACTACAATAAAACCTGATTGTACGTAGGCTTCTAATATTAAGTCACCTGTTCGTATTGATTGGTGAAAGCTACACTTAGTGTTAAAGTATTTAGTGAATACGTGTTCACCGATACCAACACTAACTTGAGTAGTCTTTGCTAGACCTACAGGTTGTTCAGGATACTCTCTAGTAAAGTTAGAGGACATCTTGTCAAAGGCTACTTGCACTATACTGGGAATATTATCTTTAAACTTAGATATAGTACGTAATATTTGAGCGCCCTTATTAGCTTTAGGGTTATTCATATTTACATTAGAGACTTTGTTTATAAGATAATCCACCACTTCATTGAGAGGGTCTTTCATGTTATCTTCCATTAGCTATTCCCTTTTAATAATGGACTTCATTGTTATATGTTTAGATTGCCTAACATATCATCATATAAGCCATCGTTTAGTCTACCTGTATCATAGTCATACTTACAAGTACCTGCTGGACCTGTCTTGCCTGTATAGCGAGACTTAAGTATTGATAGAGTGATGGTGTTACGTTCTTCCTCGTTTTCTGCAGTAATATTACGTGCAAAGGCTAAGATGTCGTGGGATATTTGTTTGATTGAACCTGAACCACGGATGTCGTCAACTGTTGGCAGTCTTCCTTCTTCAAAAGATTGTCCTGTAGTAGACATTTTTCGTAGATGCGACACCAGACCGATCCACACGTTGTGTTGTTTAGATATTCGCAGTAGGTCATTCATTACCTTATCAATGGCTTCGTTGCCTGTTAACCCTTCAGCGCCTTCTGAGACTAGGATTGTTATGTGGTCAATAAACAGATATTTGCAACCTGATAAAGCCATGTATTCTAGCTGAGATATGATGCCATTAGCCATAGAACCACAGTGATCTAAGACCATTACACGATCTTTGAATTGATCAAAGCCTACACGAAGATCTTCTAGTTCTATTTTCTCAGCTGAAGGATTACGTTTAATAACCATGCCAGCAAGTTTACGTGTAGTTTCTGCGGGACTTTCTTCAAGAGAAATGATACCTATTTTATCATCTGTTTTGTCAATGATATCAAGTACAATTTCACGCAACATTGTAGACTTACCTGCACCTGTACCTGAAACCCACAAAGCAATTTCACCCAGACGCATACCTTTGATCTTGTCGTTAAGACCAGAGAAACATTCGGGGTAAGGTAACGACTCAACATCGTTATACTCAACTAGTTTAGTCCACAGGTCTTCACCAGTACATATACCTTGAGGACTATACTGTTGTGCATCCCAGATACCACGAAGTACACCCATGTGACCTGATTCTGTTAAGGCTTCTGAGGCATCTTTGTGTTTAGTTCTTGCTACTTTTACTTTATCGAAACCGATAGAGTTTGCTAGCTTGTCTACCGCAATATCGCCAGCGTCATCTGTGTCAATGAACAGGATTACTTCGTCAAAAGACCTTAAGTACTCTCTGTTTTCTACGATTGCTTTTAAGTTAGAAGCAGAAGGTATTGACACTACAGGGTAGATAATACCTGTGTTGTACTTAGAGTAAGCTTGTGCTACAGCGAGAGTATCTTCTTCGCCTTCGGTAATAACAATACGCTTACCTCCTCCTGCGAATACATTTTGACCGAACAGAGTTAGAGGTAACTTACCTTCTACTCTAAAGTCTTTAGGAAACAGGCGTTTCTTGTGACCTACGATTTTATTGTTTTCGAAGTAAGGATAGTACACTGCACTTGTATTACCTGAAGAAGATACTTCGCGTCTAACACCGAACATTTCACATACGGTGGTAGAGATTTTTCTTTCAGAAGAAGTACTGAAAGGTAATGAGTTAAACTCTATCACGTTATTTTCTTCCTTATCTTTGTTTTTAAAGGCTTGTTTATTACTAGCGCAATCAGGTGTGAAACACCATGTGGAACCGTCATCATACTCACAACGGTTATTACTTGATCCACAAGATTCGCATTCAGTTTTTCTGACTATCTTACCCATTGTTCATTTCCTTTTGTAAATTGTCTGCATCTATAGATTCTAGTTTTGCGTTAACTAAACCTATTACAAATGCACTTGTCATTATCACTGCTAGTATCATATTATTACACTCTTATTTATATTAAAATTCAGCGCGGCTTTCTTCCATTTCTTTTGCTACATATGGGGGTTCAGCTTTACTTTGAGTGTTTGCACGTTTACCAGTACGGGTATTGTATTTATCTTCAGGAGTTCTTTTTAAATACACTAAATCCATGTTTAATTGTAAGTTGTCTTCCCAGCCTCTACCGAAGCTTTCTTGCCAGAATTTTTTGACAGCAGACAAGTGTTGTGACATAGGTACGTTTGCCATGACTTTAGCGGCTTTGACTTTACCTATACCACGAAGACCAGCAATATTATCTACAGAGTCACCCATGAGTACTTGGGTGTGTAGGGTTAGAGAGGCTTCTTCTTCATTTACACTTTGGTATTCCTTTTTACGAGTATTGAAGTGTAAACCTGGAACTTGTAGCATATCTTTATCGATACTTACAATAATACCTGCTTCTTCAGTACTCCAGATGGCAAGAAGATCGTCTGCTTCCATACCATGTGCGGGTACTGCATTCCAGTTATTTTCTAGATAGTTGTAGGCGTAGGCGAAGAATTCTTTTTCTTGTTCTGTAAGTTCTTTTTTACGATTACCTTTATATTCAGGGAAAATATCTTTACGGAAATTACCTTTACCTTTGATGGCGATTTTTCCTGTACCGCCTTCAAGATCTGACATTATATTACTTATAGTTTGATCTAGTTTCTTTTTAATATCTTTGGTACTTTTAGCACCCCAGATACATTGATAAACTAGAATGTCACCGTCAATGTATATATTAATACTCATCGTCATCTACCTCTTCTAAAGTGATTTCACCTGTATGGAGACCGATCATTAGCTCGAACAAATCGTCTTGCTTCTTTTCTAGTTTCCATATTTGGTATGCTTGAAACATAATTATTAGTAGCAGAACACATAACATTTCTACTACGTGATAGTCTATTTCCATTCTAAATATAACCTTGTAATTCCGAATAACCGCCGATATGTTTACCGTCGATTACTATTTGAGGGACAGTAGTACCTAGAGTCTCTTTTACTCCTTCTCTTACTTTGGAATTTTTGGATAAGTCGATTTCATATATAACACAGTTTTGTTTTGAATGCAACAAGTTTTTTGCTAATTCACAAAATTCACAATTAGGTAATGTATATATGGTTACGATTTGCATTGGGGGTTTAGTAGACATGACCATTGATAAGCTCCTTTGTGTCTTTGTGCGGAGACACTACTTTTCGGTAGAAGTCTGCTTTAGCACTTGACAAAGCTCCCATGACATCATTCATAGCTGATGAAGTTCTACCTTTATCTAACAAGTAGTCAGATATCATAGTGGCAATGAGGTATTGAAGTTCCTCACTGTTTTCTGCGTCACGATGGAATAATTCTTCACGTTTTTTAATACTAATATAGGGCATTAGTGTACCTCCAAATAATCTTTACCTGTTTTACAATCACCTGCTTCCATGATTTTTACACCTAGTTCTTTAGGTGCATCTACAAACCATTTACGGATTATGACTTCTGCATCATAAGCTTGTTCAGGAGATATTTCCCATGTACATTCATCATGGTAGAACAGGAGTTGTTTAGCGTCAATACCTTTTTTCTCAAAGGCTTCGTTGATACGCACGATAGTACGTTTCATTAGTATAGCTTCAGTACCTTGTATTAGGTAGTTGAAAGCTTTGTAGGCTTCGTCAGTGTATATACGTCTACCATCGAGACCTTTTAAGTAGCTTCGTTGTTGAGCTATACTTTTGACTTGTTCTGTTAAACTAGCTAGTGCTGGCCATCGTTTTAGAAATGCCTCTTTAGCCTTATTACCTGCTTGGGCAGAACGACCTAGGATAGTACCTAGTTTTACGCCACCTGCACCGAACAAGAAGGCAAAGAAGAAAGGTTTAGCGTCAATACGACTACAGCCAATAGCGTCTGCATTCTTTTGATGAATATCACCGTTTAGAATTTCATTAGACATTTCTTCATCTCGACCGAAGTGTGCTACTACTCTGGCTTGATAACCTGCACCGTCTGCTGATATTAATATTTTATCTTTAGGACAGATGAACATAGAACGAATATCACTACCGTACACTGCTTTAGGTGAGGGAATGTTGGCTATTATTTTGTGAGTTTGACGACCAGTAGCGGCACCAATATCAATAACATCACCATATAGACGTCCATTTCGCACATGTTCTTTCCAGCCGTTAAGTATACTGTGTCTAGCACGTAAGGTAAAGAACATGTCGATATCATCACCTATCTCCCCTAATTTAGTTAAGCTATCAGAAGTAAGTTTAGGGCTTATCTTTACAAAGTTGCCGTTAATTTTCTTCCAGTTCCACTGGGTAGGTTCCCAGCCAAGAGTATACAAGAATTCTTTTAGATGATCTTGGTTACCTAACCTAGCTTCTACAATTTCTTTACGTTGAAATTCTTCGTTAGGTTTGATAGGCGGATCATCCTTTAAGGAGTCAGTCACATCTACGTAGCTACCAAGGTAATCACCTATTAGTCTGGCAGACACAGAGGTGTATTCTCCGTTCTTCTTGTATTTAGCAGTTTTAGGCTCTTTATCTATTGTTATTTCAAGAGTACCTAGCTTTGGTTCTACTCTGCTTTCTATACCGTCCATTTCTTGTTTGATCTTTGCAACAGTAGTTTCAAGTAGAGCTTCATCGATCTTCCAACCGTTCTTTATTTGTTCACTAGACCAGTAAGCCATTTGGTGTTCGATATTTATGGCATCAGGGTAATTAGGGTTGGTTTCTATTATGGCATCGAACTCTTTCATGAGCATACGGTACACAGCTATGTTAGCATCTACGTCAGCTACACAGTACTCTACCATTTCAGCAGAGTAGGCATCGAAACCACCGTCATAGTCTTGCTTTTGTTCTTGACCTGCTTGTATGGCAAGGGCTTTTAAGCTGTGACGTCTGTTTGTTTTCTTACGATGAAAGTCGTTTAGTCTTGAGTATATAACCGTATCAATTATTTTATTACGATTTACTGCATAACCTGATACATTTTCTAAGACCACACGGTCATAACGCATACCATTATGTGCTACAATCCCTGTGGCCTCGTCGAATAGTTTGAATGATTCAGATAAATTAGGATACTGATCATCATAGTCACTGAAGATATGAAGTTCTCCTGTTTCCAGATTACGCATAACTGAAACCCATATTTTATCTGCTACATCTTGGAAGCCGTTCGCTTCGATGTCCCACACATATATTGTCATAGTGTTTCCTTCCTTTGATTTGGTTAGAGCAGTTTATACACATACTCAGGTGTTATATTATAGCGCAGATGATACTGCATTGATGACATTTGTTGTAATGTCAATGATTGCGACTGTTACGCCTAGTGCCACTGCAATTTGCACGACACCTCCGATGAATGCTGTCAACATGTTGTTATACTCCTGCTCTTCGTTGATTATTTTTGATATAAGACACCATAGCTTGTGTCACGTTGTAACATTCTGCTATGTAAGTTTGTGCAAGTACACGTTCTCTAGATAGTTTACGAATTACTATTACGTCTTTGCTTGTCAATTTCATTTTGTTTTCTCTCTTCTTGTATGCGGATGATCCAACTCTCTGAGTCATCATGCGGATCGTCCTGTTTCTTTTGGGATGAATTTGATTCCTGCGATGTTTCCGTTGTAGAACTTAGCTTTGTCATTTGAATCCCTCATAGTCAACACATCTAGTTTATGTTGAATATTAGCTTCACCGTAAGACAGGCCACCTCTGCTGGAAAATACTTTGACTATTGTAAAAGAGAATTTAGTTATCTCATGTTTACTTATGTCAAGGTTTAACTCAGCAGAAGAACCAGTATAGGTCTTCCAGTTAGTTTCGGTTCCATGCCTGTAGTTAGGGGTTTTGACTCCTTTTCTGATATAGTTCTTTTTGCCGCCATGAAGAAAGTTTTTCTTGCCGACATAGTATTTATCATCAACTGTATTATGAATGAGATAAACAAAGCCATGCAAGCCAGAAAGATCAAGGGGGTTTTGGGTTTGCCAATGACCTTGATTTTCATGTTGTTGATAGGTTTTGATTAACTCTGTGAGATTATTAAATTCCATCATAATAGTCTACTACTGCTTCTACTGCGTCTTGAAGATCATAGTGAACTTCTGTCGCATATGTATATATGAACGGATGTTTGAATTGGTTTGGATCGACTAATGCGATTATTACCTTATTCCATTCTTTAGCTTTTGCTACTTCCATGACAGTACCCCATTTCTTTCCTGGACTTGTATCACGAAGGTCAGCAAGAAGCACTCTAGATCGTTTAATATCTAGCATGTCTTGTGCTTCAATTCGTTTGAGTTTATTGTAAGTTGAAATATCCTCTTCTTCTTCTAAGCTAAGGTGTAGTGCGGCTCTCCGTG